TGCACCTGAGTTTGACCCTGTAGCTGAATTAGAACGATTAGAAAAAGAATTGGCAGAAGCGAGGGTAGAAATAAATCGTAGAGATGAGTTATGTAAAAAGTGTGAGCGAGAATACGAAGCAGAACTCGACCGCTACAAGCAGGGCGTTGAGGTGGATGGATTAGTAGCGTATGAGAACTACCCGTGGCCTATACGCATCTTAGACACTGCACTGGAAAAATTCCATCATGAGTGCGTTCGTGTGCTGGTGATGAAAGTGGAGGAGTGAGATATGAAAATATATATTGGAATAACGACCTGATTCAGAAGGCGATGGGGGTAATGTGAAAGATTTATTTGGTGAGGACATCAAAACAAATAATGCAATAAAGCATGATAGATTAAGGCATAAACAGGCTATTAATGCTGATACTCATCACCATCCTTATGAAAAAATAAAACAACTCCAGAAGCTAGACATTTCTGGTGAAATATTAGAAGTATTCGCAGGACAAGGTAATCTTACTGAATTTTATAAAGACAAGGGTACTGTTACAAGCCTTACAAAAGAAGTCACTGGTGACAGCTTTAAATATGTTTATAATTTAGTGGCAGACAGAAAGAGTTTTGATGTAATTGATATTGATGGATATGGTTATCCATCAGCATTTATGGATGTAGTATGGAAGCTCATGAAGCCAGAGTGCCTTTTTATTATGACGTATCCTGTTATAGGAGTCCAGTGTGTTAACGGAATTTACGAGCAACATTATATAACCAATTGGAGGTCATCACGTCCTACACTTGGAGATGTAGTAGGAGCAACTACCGATTACGGACTTAGACATTGGTATCTGCCTAAAGTGGTAGATATTGTTAAAATAAAACCTATCTGGAGAATAGCATTTAAATGTGTAAGGGTAAAAGCAACAGAATTCACATCGACAAGGAACAGGTGATTTATGGATACAGTGTGTTGGTTCTGCGGAACAGAAATGATTTGGGGTGGAGATAACGATTTTGAAGATTACGGCATTGAGGGAGATGGCATAGTAGCCAACCTTTCGTGCCCCAACTGCAAAGCTACAGCCTTATTTTATACGCCACAAGTCGATGAGGAATGATAAATGACTAGAGAACAAAAGATAGCACGTGATGAACGTGTAGCAATAATGATGGAGTCTGGTGTAAGTGAAGAGGAAGCAGATAAATATTGTGCTACTGTGCCAGAAATGTACGGTACACGTGAATGGGAACAGGGAGATTTAGTTAAATTCTAACAACATAAGGGAGAGAGCAAATGAAAACATTTAAAAAAGCCATCATCAATTTTCTTATTTCGCTAGCCATCGCTGCTGTAGCAATTTTCATTTACGGAATCGCAGGAGCAGGAGACATTTCGTACACACGTAACACAGCAGGTGGATATATCTGGTTTACCGATGCTCCCTGCCAAATGAAGCAAGGGTATCTTACGATGTACTCTACCGGCAAGGGTGGTACACTAACATTTGGATGTTGGACAATGTTCGAGGGGTCAGATAATGTATTTGCTGTTTGGGAAGATGGCCAAACACGTGTGTATGATATGAAATACATTCACACTACAGATTACGGTGAAAACAAAAGCAAAAAAAATATGTAAAAAGTATTGACAACGTAAATGCCAGTTAGTAATATACGCATATAAGGTTATTACTGTTTGGGGAGGGTTATTATGGTATCGGAAGCTTGCTGCAAATGTTCATTAGACAGAGATATGTGCATGTACTGCCTACACAACGGGTATGACCCAAAAGCAGAACTGATTGCATCAGAGTTGAAGGGTGCAAGGAACGCCAAGTCTGCCATATCTGGTTTGGTAGCAATGCTTCGCCAGAACAACTGGCAAGATGACAAAACATGGAATACGATTAAAGACGTGCAGGAGGCAGTCGATGGTTTTAGCTATGAAGACACATTCGGGCAAGCTCACGACTAAAGACTGTTTTGCGTGTACCAATTTTGTGCCTACTGAGGAGTTGTGCATAAGGGGACACAAGCCGAGATTTTATATGCCAAAGCATCCTCTTGACTTCAACTTTGGATTCAAGAGGAAATGCTTGGACTTTGTAAACAGGGGTGAATATGTGGGAACAGGAGACGCTGTTTAGTATACTAAAAGATTGGGAATCCGAATGGCAGGATATGCCAGAATTTGTTATGGAAGACCTAACACCACATAGAGTTATTAATGTACGTTTTAGAAATGATGATGATGTAAAAAAGTTTGAAGAGCTGATGAGCCAAAAGATATCAGCAAAGCAAAAGACAATATGGTTTCCGTATGCAGAGCCAAGGAGAGCTTCACATCTGAGGTACGTATATGATGAAACCTAAATACCCAATCTATGTTGTATCCAAGGGCAGATGGAATTCAAGGCTAACAATTAAAGCACTAGAGTCAATCGATGTAGAGTACAAGGTAATTGTAGAGCAGGAAGAATACGAAAACTACGCTACGGTAATTTCCAGAGAAAACATATTAATACTTCCAAAGCGTTTTTTAGATACATATGATACGTGCGATGATTTAGGTAGCGATAAAAGTAAAGGCCCGGGAGCTGCTAGAAACTTTGCTTGGGAACATTCTTTACTGTACGGTCACAAACGCCATTGGGTGATGGATGATAACATAGCATCGTTTAACAGGCTCAATAGAAATCTAATGGTAAAAGTAACAAGCGGTGCAATATTTAGAGCTGCCGAAGATTTTGTGGATAGGTACAGCAACTGTTACATATCAGGTTTTAACTACGATTTCTTCGCCAAGGCTAAAGAAAAGCTTCCGCCATATGTTATGAACACACGTATTTATTCGTGCCTACTGATTCAAAATGATATACCATACCGATGGCGTGGTAGATATAACGAAGATACAGACTTATCTCTAAACGTATTAAAGGACGGTAATTGTACAATTCAGTTCAATGCGTTCTTACAAGAGAAAGCAACAACACAAACACTACAGGGCGGTAACACCGAAGCGTTCTATGCCAAAGAAGGAACACTTCCGAAGTCACAGATGATAGAGAAGCTTCACCCAGATGTTGCCAAAGTCGTGTGGAAGTTTAATAGATGGCATCACTATGTAGATTACAGACCATTCAAAGCCAACAAGCTGATTAAGATAGCAGAGCCAAAAGAAGGTATAAACAACTACGGTATGATACTAAAGGAGATTGCCAATGTTTAAAAAACTACTCAGAGAAATATATGCATGTGTTGCCATGAAAGCACTACTCAAAAATAGACCAGAAAGTGCATTAAAATATGTAGCAGAAGATGCATATATTATGGCAGACTACATGCTCAAAGCCAGAAAAGGAAAAAATAAATAATTCAAAGGATTTAACTCATGCCAGTTAAACGCAAGAATGAAATAGCCACAATAGAAAAGAAAACACACAATAGAGGCGGTGCAAGAGTAGGCGCAGGAAGAAAGCCATTTATACCTACTCAAGAAGAAAAAGACCAAGTAAAGGATTTGTCTGGTAAAGGAATACCACAAGACCAGATAGCAATCCAAGTACGAGGTGGCGTATCATTAGATACAATACAGCGACACTTTCGAGAAGAGCTGACAGCAGGTAAAGCCGAAGCCAACTCAAAGATTGCAGATTGTTTATTTAAAAAAGCTACTGGCGGTGATACTACTGCCCTAATCTGGTGGACTAAAACACAGATGCGTTGGTCAGAAACATCTAAGGTAGAACATACTGGTGCTAACGGTGCTCCTATAGCATTGGCTGCCGTAGACTTCCGTGGTCTGTCTGATGACGAGTTGGAGCAAATGCAAAAGCTAATGGCTAAAGCTACGCCAGAAGAAGAGTAACATGGCTCTAAGCCCTACTGTTATGCTTGATATGATAAAGAAGGAGAAGGAGCGTAGAAAAGCTTCTGCCTCTTTGTACGATTTCGTCCAACAAGCATGGCACGTAGTAGAGCCGGGAGTACCGTTTGTACCTAGTTGGCATATAGAAACAATATGCGAACACCTAGAAGCAGTCAGCGGTGGTGATATTCGTAAGCTACTTATCAATATTCCACCGAGACACTCAAAAAGTTTGATAGCTAGCGTAATGTGGCCTATGTGGGAATGGATAACATCCCCATCAGAAAAATTCCTTTGTGCATCATACTCTGGTGCGCTATCCACAAGAGACAACCTAAAGAGCCGAAGGCTTATCCAATCACCGTGGTTTCAAGAGCGTTGGGGTCATCTGTTTGAGCTATCTGGTGACCAGAACGCCAAGCAGCGTTTTGAGAACGATAAGACTGGCTACAGACTCGCCACATCAGTAGGCGGTACTGCTACTGGTGAGGGTGGCTCACGATTGATTCTGGATGACCCACACGGTGCTCAGGACGCACAGTCTGATACTATGCGTGACTCTGCCATCGAATGGTTTGATATGGTATGGTCAACACGGCTCAATGACCCGAAGCGTGATGCGATGGTAGTCATCATGCAGCGACTCCACGAACGTGATATTAGCGGTCATATTCTTGAGGACATTGGCGGTTGGGAACATATCAAGATACCTGCCGAATGGGACGGTGTTAAACGAGTAACCTCTCTTGGTGCATATGACCCACGTAAGGTAAAGGGTGAATTGATATGCCCAGAGCGTTTCGGTGAGAAAGAGATAACAGACCTTAAGCAACTTCTCGGCTCTTACGGTGTTGCAGGTCAGCTACAGCAAGACCCTACTCCGAGCGAGGGCGGTATCTTAAAGACCAAGTATTTCAAGATGTGGCCGTTTGAGAAAGGTCTGCCACAGTTCGAGTACATCCTGCAATCGTATGACTGCGCCTTTACCGAAAAGACAACTGGTGACCCCACAGCCTGTACGGTATGGGGAGTATTCACGTTTGAAGGTAAGCGTAACGTAATGTTAATAGATGCTTGGGATGAACATTTAAGCTATCCAGAGCTAAGAAAACGTGCTATTAAGGATTGGACAACCGAATACGGTGGTATGTCAGAGAAGTCTGCATACACTAAGGCACGTAAGCCAGACAGAGTTCTGGTGGAAGCAAAAGCTAGTGGACAGTCGCTATTGCAGGACTTGAGACTAGCTAAAGTGCCAGCAGTAGGATACAATCCCGGTATGGCTGACAAGATTAGCCGTGCCCATCAAGCTGCACCTACTTTAGAGCTTGGGTTGCTATGGATACCAGAGTCTGGCAAAAACCGTGGACAGATGGTTAGCTGGGCGCAGCCGTTCCTCAAGCAACTAGCGAAGTTTCCTGTAGCAGAGCATGATGATTATGTCGATACGTTTACTCAGTCTGTCATTTATCTAAAGAATGATAGATGGTTTGAACTGCCTCAATCATTTGATGTAGACGAGCCGAGAAGAGAACGAGTACGAATAAATCCTTATGCAGCATAGGAAGCCAATATGAAACTAGAAGACCTCTACCAACAGTACGCCATCCAGACTCCGCAGCAAGATTCCACTTTGTTGCGCCAACTCATGCAAGCACGTCAGCCATTCTCAGGTGCTAAACAGCCAGAACGTAGCACGATGAGTATTGCAAGCCCTTACGATACCAGAGCAGCAGAGATAGCAAGAACCACATTGCCAAAGATAGCCAACGATGTTGCTATGCTTGGTGCTAACTTCGCTCCCGGCTCTGGGGAATATCTATCTGCACAACAGTCGGCAGAAGACACAGCCAAGGCACGGGAAGCATTTGCCAAAGGTAACTACGGTGAAGCTGCTGCCTCAGGTGCTAACGCACTTGTCAACGCTGTTGGTTCGCTTCCGATAGCCCATCAAGCCATTGCAGCAGGGAAGGGTGCTATTGTGCTCGCCAAGGGACTTTTGGGTGGAGAGCATATGCTTATGGCAGGTGCACCGTTCTTCTCAAAGCTAGAGAACGTGGTTGCGTCTAAGATGGGGGGCAAGAGTAATATCGATGACCTAATACGTATGGCTAAGAACAACGGAGTCAGCGATGCAGAGATAAACTCTACCATACGTGGTCTGGAAGGTACGGTAACCAAGCAACAAGCACTAGATGCTGTACGTACTAAACAGCCAGAGTTTAAGGATGTTGTGCTAGGTGGGAAAGAATATAAACTTTCATCTGACGAGATGGCTGAAATTAGAAATATCGTAAGAGATAATGGGAATCTGGGCTATTCCTTGCCAACGGAAATTACTTATGACCTTATTATAGAAGGTAATTTGAACCCAGACGCTTTAGACTGGAACAGCAAAGCCGATTTGGACAGAGTAAAAGAAATACTGGGTAGGCAGCAAAAAGCTGAACACCACTTCTCTGAGTATACCACACCCGGGGCAAAAGAGGAAAGCTATCGGGAAATGTTTGTTACAGCACCAGAGATAATAGGTGAAATGCCTACATCATGGAATATATTAAGACCGAATGGAGAATATGTAACAAATTACATGAGTGAATCTCAGGCAAGAAAGGCAGCAGCGTCTGGAGATTATATTGTTCAGCCAGTGACAGAAAAAGGCAAAGCTTGGAAAGACGGCCACTCCCCATACTCCTACATCCAGAACCCCATAGTACGCATCCGATTTAACGATAGAGATGTGGACGGTAAAAACATCCTTTTCGTTGAAGAGATGCAAGGACCATCTGCAGCAAATCAGGATAAGATGCCAGAGGAACTACGCAACCGAATATACGACATAGGTACTAAGCGTGTACTTAACTATGCCAAGGAGAACGGATACGATGGTGTAGCGTGGACTAAAGGTGATATGCAAGCCCAACGGTATGACTTGAGCAAGCATGTTGACAATATTGACGTAAACCCGAAGGGGGGCAATAGAGAAGTCAGTATCTATTTTAAAAACGATACTGATGGTTATCTCCAACTGGACGTTGACGCAAGCGGAATAGTAACGGCTACTGCTAATAAGCGAGGCGAACCGTTTGTTGGTAAACCCATTCAGGAAGTTGTCGGAAAAGAGGTAGGGGGAAAAATTATACAAACCGTCAAGCGTGAAAATCTTTCTGGTCTTGACCTGCAAGTCGGTGGCGAAGGTCTGAAGTCGCTTTACGATAAGACCCTGCCATCTATGTTTAAAAAGTACGGTAAAGAGCCAGTAAGCACGATAGAGTTGAATCCGACTAAAACCACTTGGGGCATCAATGGTTCAAGTGGTATGAGATTTGACGATTTAGAAGAAGCTATGATGCATGCAAGAAATGTTGGTAGCGAAGTTGTCCCGTATGAAACGCTGAATGATGCGCACTACATCCCCATCACCGATAAGACTCCAGACTCATTCCCACAGTACGGAGACGGTGGTCTGGTAACTCCAGAAGAGCAACTCAACACGATGGTGTTCCAGCCTAGCGATATTGACGCATACTCAGAACCTATTGCACCAAGCCAACCAGATGATACGCTAGAGCAGTTGATACGTTCTAGAAACGAAGCAGAGGCTGCCTATGTTCCTCCTGCTGCTGAGGAAGCACCAGTACAACAAGCAACTAAGCCTGTACAGCGCAAGCAAGTTGCCAAGCCACTTGACATCCGTGCAATGGTAACGGCTGCTGCCGATAAGTTCAAAGTGCCACGTTGGATGGCTCATGGCGTTGCATCAAACGAAAGTGGATATGACACTAAAGCCAAGAGCCGTGTTGGTGCTACGAGTGTTATGCAATTAATGCCAGCTACTGCTAAATCCCTTGGCGTAACAAACATCAATGACCCACGCCAGAACATTAATGCAGGAGTTAAATATCTTCGTGACCTACTTAACAAGTACAAAGGCGATTACAGGTTGGCTCTTGCAGCTTACAACGCAGGTACTACTAACGTTGCCAAATACAACGGTGTACCTCCGTTTGCAGAAACTCAAGCTTATGTAAATAAAGTACTCAAGCATCGTAATTACAAGTACGGTGACGGTGGTAGCGTAGACCTTGATGATAATGCAGATTTCGGTGGTGATGATGGTTATACGCCATACGATGAGTCAGAGGTATCAAGCCTTATAGACTTGGTGCTGCATGGTGATAACGGTGACATAGACCAAGCCACATATGAGCCTCTGTATAAAGATGAAGAAGACAACCAAGTCAATGGACGAGAGTGGAGAACACCTAACATAAGCGAAGGTATGCCATCACTACCGAGCGCACGTATTATGAAGGGCGCATTGAAGCTTGGAGATGTTAACTTGGGAGTCAATGCTCAGGGACGTTCACGGTCTGGTGCAGAGAACTACAGACAGCAAGCTTTTGATGTAACTCTGCCAGTTGGCCAAGGCAGCTTACAGCTTGGCACATCACGCTATTCAGACCCATACAGTTCTGATACAGGCAAGCGTGCTGCATACAACACGTACTTAGGAAGCAGCCAACATTCTCCATCACTCAATATGATGCTAGAGAAGTACAAGTCACAAAAGCATCCTAACTTTGGCGTGGAGTTATCTTTCCCTTTTGGGAAGGGCGGTAAGGTAAGCAGCGATGACATATTGAATAAGATAGAGAAGCTTATACGCAAAGGTCAGTATGCAGTTGCCGATATGATAGGTGTAAAGCCAGAGACTAAATTTGCCACAGAGGTATCAGAGCGTTACTTCCCAAATGAAGAACACAACGAACGTGCTGATGCTATGAGACATATGCTGTTTCAAGCGCAACTCTACAAAAGGTCACCATTGCTTTCAAATGCTGTAGGTTGGGCACACGAAAATACTGCACTAACTCAACCAGACGAAGAAAGGGAAATGGACGAATACAACGATGTTCTTGGACGTGGTATCGCCATCACTTCTGACGATGAGCCACAAACTTTGGTGCGTAAAGCTCTAGAGGCTATCCAAAGCGGTAAAGCCAAATATATGACACCAGAAGAGAACGCTAGGCTTAGACGTGAAAGCGCATATGCAGACGGTGGTTCTGTATCATCGCTTGAAGAGATGCTTGCTCGTAACACGTTTGATACTGGAGTAGACAACAGCCGTGAACGTGCATTTATGTCTGCCAAGCGTCAGCCGTTTTCTGGATTAAACAGAGACAAGAGTACAATGGGTATTGCTACACCACAAGACCAAGCATTCGCACAGAAGTTTCAAGAGGGATTTCCGGAGTATGCTGAAGAAGCAGGAAACATCATCGCAAGTATTTCCCCCGGCTCTGGTGAGTATTTGGCAGCCAAAGAGTCAGTAGACGCAACAGAACGGGCTACAAAGGCTATTCAAGAAGGACGGTATGGTGATGCTGCATCAGAAGGAATAAATGCCGTAGTGAACGCTGTAGGCTCATTACCGCTTGCCCATGAGATAATGGCACTCGGTAAAGTCGGTACTGGAATGATGGCGTTTGTTACTCCTATGGCTATGAAGGAACTTAAAGGTGCGTGGGGTGAAGCATCAGACTTGATGAAAGCAGGTGCTACTTGGGATGACGTAAAAGCAGGGTTTAACAAGAATCTTGCACGTGAGTTCAGAGAATGAGATATCGGAACACAAGGAAAGCTTCTGAGAACTCCTGAATATGAATATGTCGAAACAGGCAAGACCAATGCTCTGGGTGAGCCAATCTTTAAGCGTAAAGCATTGGATACCAAAGCAGAGAAAGGTCAGTATACGCCATCTGATTATATGGATTCGCTAGTAGAAGACCCATGGTTTTTTGATATGAATCCTTTTGACAGAGTAAAAGTATTCTCAGAAGTCGAGAGGGCATTTACTCCGAGCAGAAGTAAAACATATTCCAACGTGCAGAGCGTAGCTCAAAACAGAAAGACCAAGAACAGCAACATCGTATCTATCGATACTATCCGTGGATGCGGTAATAACTGCCCATCATGCTTCGCATGCTCTGGCGGTTCTCAAGGTAACATTATCCATACTGCTGAAGTTCCACAGAAATGGAGAGGTAAGCTAGACCCAAATAATATTCTACGTGTTGGTGTAGTCGGTGACCCTGCATCAGACTGGAATCACAGTAACGCATTAGTAAAGAGCACTATTGAAAACTCAAAAGGTGCATCATTCGACAAAAACGTTTTTGGTATCACCAAGTTACAAAATATTGAGGGATATGACCCGAATGTATGGCGTAACCTTGAAGTGAGTCTTGACCCACTTATGCCAGACCACATGGCTAAGACTATGGCAAACATCCAAGCCATTAAAGAGATAGACCCATCAGTTAATATCGTTGTACGTGTACGTTCGTTTAAATCTCTGAACCCAGAGCTTATGGCAGAGCAGCAGAAGGCGGTAGACTTTGCCAAGGATATGGGACTTGAGATACTTGAGACAAAGCTACGATTCAAGAACAAGAACTATCTTAAAGCTATTGAGCTTGACCCTAAAGCATACAAGCAGCATGGCTCACAGGTTGTATATGATGGTGATAGCGTACTCAAAGACTTGGGTCATAAGGATGCCGACATCACCCTGTGTGGAGAAGGTGACATCAAGGGAAGATGTTTGGCTTGCCGTGGGTGCGAGAAGTTAGGAAGCCGTACCGTTCCTAAAGAATGGAGAGGTACAGTTGATTACTATGCAGACCAACTGAACAAAGGCAACATCAGCCGTGATGATTACGATGAAGCTGTCCAAGCAATAGCTAAAAAGGGATATGCCAAAGGTGGCAGCGTACAAGCGTTTGGTAAAGGTGGTCAGCCTAAAAGCTTGAAGCAGATGTATGAAGAAGCAGTTATCACACCTAGCAATGACTACCTAGACGATAACCTTCGTAAGTTTATGTCTGCCAAGAGAGAACCGTTTAGTGGGGCAAGACAGCCAGAGCGTAGCACGATGTCAGTATCAAGCCCTTACGATGCACAGTCTGCTGATGTAGCACGTAAGACGTTGCCAGAATTGGCAGAGAAGCTAGGTATGTTCGGGGCTAACTTTGTACCGGGTTCTGGAGAATATCTATCTGCCAAGCAATCAGCCGAGTCTACAGCCAAAGCAAGAGAGGCTATAGACAACGGTGATTACCTTACCGCTTCAGCTCAAGGGCTAGACGCAGTAGTAAATGCTGTAGGGTCACTGCCGATTGCTCACCAGATAATGGCAGCAGGTAAAGCGTTACTTGGCGGTAGCCATATGATGATGGGAGTAATAAAGCCTAAGGGTGGCAACTGGTTGAAAGGAACTGTTGAGGGCTATGTAGAACGATATAAAACACGTCCTTTTGTGGGTGAAGATACAATAAACAGAGCTGCAGGCAGAGATTTATATTCTGAATATAGAAACGCCACGGTTGACCAGCATCGTAATCTAGAGAAGTGGACTAAAGAGAATTATCCAGAAGTGTATGAAAAGCTATTGCCCCCAGAAGAACGTGCTGTTAATGACTGGGTTGACAAGAAGTTGGTTAAGTATATTAAAAACGATTTGGCTACTCCAGAAGACCCAATTCGTTTGTTGGCAGAAAGAGATATTACTCATGCACCAGAAGGTTTTGCACAATATAGTGATGAGTGGCTCGGACTTGACCAACTTTACCCAAATAGACAAGTTGGTAAAAGTGATAATGCTCGTGGATGGGAAAATGCTTCAGATTTTATAATAGACATAGGTACTGTTCCATACAAAGAAAGAACTATAGAAGATATTGTAAATAATCCTTGGCTACAAACATTGCCGAAAGAAACTCCTGTGTATAAAGGTGGATGGG